CCCTATGATGTAGCCGTTGTTTCCTTTAATCCCTAAGCCCTGAGGGCCTATTCCTTTTGTTCTCATACCCACATGTTTGTTATGTTTTCGTATTCAGTTTTTGCGTCAAAGCAAGGACAAGCTTTACTAGCGAATTCATTATGTCCGTGAATTGTAATTTCAGGGTGAGCAATCTTAAAAAATTCTAGCATATCAACTAAGGCTTCTTTCTGCTCTTCAGTTCTTGTATCTTTAGCTTTAAAATTAACTTTATCAATTCCACCAACATAAGCTATTCCAATAGATTCTTTATTATGACCTTTGGTGTGAGCCCCTTGCTTTTCAACAGGTCTACCCGCGTGCACAGAGCCATCTAGATAGATTAGGAAATGATATCCAATATCAGACCAACCTCTATCTAAATGCCATTGTCTAACGTCTTCTACGGTAGTATGCCTACTTTCAGGTGTTGCTGTGCAGTGAACTATTATTTTATTTATTTTCCTCATCTTTAACTTTTGACCACTTAGCAATAGTATAGCCTATAGTAACTATTAATAGTATTATTTTTAACCAATCTTCTATTTGAGTAAATGTTGTTACACCTAGTGTACTCCCGTTCATTACATATAACCTAATATCTGGTAAGCTCATTATTTTTTATTTTTCATTTTTATAAAATCTTCTTTTGTTAGCCTACTTGGTTTATATTTTATTGTACTTCCAAAAGGGCTTTTCTTTTTGCTTTTGCTGCGTTCGCTGCTTTTACTGCTTTCTACAAGACCTAAATCCCACTGACTATAACCTAATAACAAAGCTATTGATTGCCAGTATTTAGTGTCGTTGTCAACAGCAACTCTTAAGTTATCAGCCTTTCTTATTGCTCTGTCTAAAGGAACATTAGTTAAAGCAGATACAATTTGGCCACCTGCATAAAAGGCTGGATTGTCTAATCCAAATCCAACCATTTTTTCACGTGTGGTTTTATAGCTAAATGCTCTACCAGCACCCATTAGTTTACGCATTTTAGAATCAATAGGAGGAGATATACTTAAAGATCTTTGAGCTGCTACCGTGAAGTCTGGCCTATCTTTTCCTGCTTGAGTTTTAATTTCTATAATTATATTTTTAAGAGTAGAAGCAATAGCTCCATAAACCCCAACACCTCTTAATATAGAATCTAGCATAGAGTTAGCTACTCTAGTTTGCTTATTATCTAAAGCCTCTTCGTCATCGTCAAAAAGACTTGCAAATAAAGCGGCTTGTAAACTTGAAAATATAATATTTTGAACTGCCATATAGTAGGCAATCTTTGTTATATTAGTTTTAGCATCACCTCTTCTATTCTTAAGGTCTAAGAAAGCTTTTTTAGTTAAACGCATATATTGCATAGGAGTATTCGCAAAAGCTAATATAATACGACCTAACGGACTTGCTTGTTGTTGTGATACTCTATCAGGTCTTGAAGACTGTTGAGTTTCCTCTGCAATCTCTTGGAAATCTAAAAACGCTTGCTCTTCGGCAGCCTTAGCGTCCATTCCTTCAGAAATATATTTGTTTATTCTGTTTCTAACAAAGCTTGCGCCACCAACAGCAATTGCAAAACTATCAGCTATCTGTGTAGGCAAGAACCCCATTTTAAGTATGGAAGACAATACAGCTTTTGTTTTATTTGTAGCAGTCTCTGCAGCGTTGGCAATGTCATCAGCATTTACATCATTCTTTAATCCTGATCGTCTTTGCTTTAAGAAATCAGAGTTAAACAACATTGCGAAGTCACTCCAGAATTGTTTTTGATTTGCAAAAGCTTTTGCTGAGGCCATTGGATTATTATCTCCCCAGTTTATAAAGTTAACAATAGACAATGTTTGCAACAATGCTGATCTAGTATTAAAGAACATTATTGTACCAACCGAATCGTTAACCCAATTCATAAACCTATTTGTTAACTTATTAGCGCCTGAAGGTCTGTTTCTACCAGTCTTCATTCGGTATAACATATCCTCCATTGCCTCTACGTAGTTATCTCCAAACGCTGCTCTGAGTTTATTAAAGTTTTCTTTAGTAAATATTGCATCAGCATTATTTTGCCATGCTTCTAAAAACCCCGCTCTTTTAACTGTATTAATCATATTAATAGCGTCGGTAGTAATTGTACCTGCTAGCCAATCATTTTGTGGTTCCGGATATCCTTCTAATACAGAATCCATTTGATCTGCAAAGTCTAAAAGATCTTGGTTTGCTTGTACTATAGCAATTAATTCTTTTTTATCTGTTTCAGATAAGCCATTAATATCATAACCGTTTTTTGCCCATAAGTAAACTCTTACGGCAACTTCGTTTGTAAATCCTGTCTCATTAATTTTTTTCAATCCAGAAGGAACGTTTTTAATGTCCTTCTTAAGCTGATTAACAATCCCTGTTACATTTTGTTTATAGCTTTCAAATTCACGCATAGCTTTAGCAAACGGATCAAACAGAGCTTCTTTAAACCAAGCTTGCTGAGCTTCACCAGTTTTACCTTTTCCTGTAAGTTTATATAATAACCCCGCAAAATCATCTGCCGATGGCGGAATAAAGAATTTATATTTACCTTTGTCTTGGCCTCTTACTTTACCTTTAGCTTCTGAAAAAGTTTTAAAAGACTCAATGCCTGTAACATCTTCTATTATATTATTGAACTCTTTGCTTAAGTTTTTAGAAAATTGAACTTTAGCTTGGTGTACTTTTGATTTAACATCTGCTTCCTCTAATACTTCTTGTACTGCTTTAACATTTTTATACGCATCATCAGCAAAGTAAAAATCATTATAGCCTTCAGCTACTTTACCTACAACCCATTGAGCTTTAGCTAAAGCTGTCCCATCACCTAAACCAAATATATTTTCTAATTTAATGTCTAAGCCAATACCTTTTAAAAACTCGTGTATAGCATATTTTGAATTCGCTGGTCGAGCAGTTAAAATGTATACGTTGTCATTACCAAATTTTTTATTACGAGCAATAGCCTTTTCAAACATGGGCCCTTTAGCACCCTCCATAACCTTGCTAAACTCACTAAAATCAAACTCAGCGCCCTGAGCCGCTAGCGTGTCGCTATTTAAAGCAAATTCAGTCGCATCTATTTTACCTTTAGTACCATCGGGCATTGTATATAATACATTGCTTTTAGTCGTTGCAAGTGTGTCATCAAAATCCCAGACACTAATGCCTTTAACGGGTGCATCAGGTCTATTAACCATAGCCTTAGCTTTATTCAATGTTTTACTAAATTGAATAAGCCTATGCTCTCGCATTTCTTGATCCACGGCTTTTTGTTGTTCTGTATTTAGCTTTAGATAATCATTTTTAAATAATCTATTGCTAACAACATTAACCATGCCAAATGGGTCGGCTTTTGTTTTTGATGCTTGTAATATAGCCGATATTGAGTTAGTGTCAATTATTGACTTTGTTTTACTTTCAGCTAATTTTTTACTAGACTCTGTTGAGATTTGAGTAAACATTCTTAGCGGAAAAGAATGCTTTCCATTCTTTTTTAATACACTTTTATATAGCCAAGATCTTGTGTATAAATCTACCTCAAGCTTAGGTACTGCTAAATTGTTTTTATTTTCACCTACATAAAAAGTACCTATATCAATAAAACCTATATAGTAGGCGTCTTTTTTATTATATATAGCTTCAACTAAGCTCTCATTCAAACCTTTTATTTCAGTAACGGTTTCTTTGTACAAACTGTTTGTTAAACCTAATCTATCAATTTGTTCTGACGTTAGTTCTATAGCGCCATTTTTATCCAAATATTTTTCACCTGGATAAAACTCAGCCATCATTTTTTCAACTTTAGAAACAAAGTTGTTTAAATTTTTGCTTTTCTTTAATTGGTCAAATATAATTTTTTCACTTACAGAGCCTGTATATCTGGTAGTTTCATAATTATTAGGGTCAGTATAATTGTATACATTTACACTGGTAATTCTATCAGACCTATTACTTTTTATTTCAAATATTATTGTTTCTCCCTTGCTTTTTATTATAATATCAGGAGCTGAACTCCCGGATTTACCTGAAGGTCTTTTAGATACCATCTTTACGCCTGGCACTTTTTTAAATGCGTCCCAAGCTAACTGCTCAGCAACCAATCCTTTTTCAAATGCTTTTGTTTCTCTTAATCTTTGTAAAGAGTCTAAATAAGGGCCAATTATGGTTGATTCTAGTTTTTCAAATAACTCAGGGCCAAGCTTATATTCAATGTCATTTATTGCTTGCTTTCTATCTTTTACAAGAGGTCTTAATGTTTGCGAAATTACCTGGGCAACAAGCTGAGCCATTGTGATATTGCTATCGCTTTCAATGCCTAATCTATTAGCAATTTCTGATCTTTCAATTTTAGTCAAGCTAAACTGAATAATATCAAAGCTTTTTTGTTCGCCTTTATATCTATCAATTTGAGATTCTAAATTATTAAGCCCCGCTTCTATGGTTATATTGTTAACAACGTCAGTAGACTCTGTCGGCGCTAATGACTGAATACTTTGTAAATTGGATAAATTTTCAGGGGTTGCATAGTCTGCAACAACTTGTTTAGCCAGTGGTTCAAGTATTTCTCTAAATAATTGCTTTTGTCTTTCTAATATAGTTGTTTTCTTACCCTCAACAAAATATGTTAAAAAAGCTTTTTTATCAATCTTTTTAATTCTAAAGATTGGGTTGCCTTCTGCTGTTAATTCTCTACCTATTTTTTCAATTGGGAATAGCTTGCTATAGCTCTTCTTAATGCTTTTAATCGGCAAAGCTTTAGTTATTATATCAAAAGTTTTTGGATCATTTAGGAAGTCTATATAAGCCCCAGGGATAACGGTTTCGCCGTTTCTTTCACCTATAGCTCCAAGTTTTTTAGATAACTTTTTAAATAACTGCTTATTTACATAGTCTTCAAGCCATGTAACTAAATAAGTATCTCTACCTTTTTTAACCGAAATTGTTTCTGATAAAGTTCCCTTCTGTACTCTAGTGCGTATTTCTTTATTAAGATCTTTTTCAATATCAGCAATTAAAGCGTCGTCTACAATATCAAGCTCATCAAATGTTGCTTGACCTCTTTCCGCGGAAGGTTCTTTAGGCTTTGTGGTTGTGGTGGTTTCTTCTATAATGTCTTTAGCAGTATCAATATCTTTTTTAATACCTCCTTCTTCTATAGATTCTATACCTAAACGTTTAGCCAAATCATTTGCTCTTAAGTATGCTCTACTTACTGCAAATTTTTCAAGATCTTGTTTTGTTGCATCATATTCATTAAGGATCATTGTTTCGATATCAGCTCGCATAGATTCTTTGAACTGTTCTCTTGTAACACCCCTTTTAGCGTCGTCTGCTATTTTATCATACAATGCTTTTGTACGATTTGTAACAATCTTTTCAACCAAAGGTTTTACGCCTTCAATAACTTCTCTTTCTAATCTTACTTGCTTTGCGCCCTTAATAGGTTCTTTACCAAATTTAGCGGCTATCGCAGCGTTTTCTTTTGCAAGATTTTTAATTTCTGTTATATTATCTGACAATGCAACTTTTGCATCTTCTGATAATGTTTTAGAAGCTTGTAGCTCATCTTGCAATCCAGCATCACTTAAATCAACATCTTTAAGAGCTCCCGCTGCTTTTGCTGTTAATTTACCTTGCTCTGCACTTTGGTCAAATTCCTTAATAAAATTATATACATCTTTACCAGATTCAAAACCTACATTAGTATATCCTACAGGCTTAAAAATACTTACAACCGCATCACCTATTTTTTCAAATGTAGTTTTATCGTAATTAATTTGTTTTTTACGTAGCGCATCAGAAAATACATTAACATATTCTGTATTGTATTCTTTCCCAGTATATCCTCTTTTTTTCATTTCAGCGTCAACAAATCTTCTTTGTGACGAAGTCATAGCTTTTCTAAATTGACGAACCATTTTGCCTTGCTGCTCAGCATTTCCAATAAGCTTGTTAAATACAGGGTGTAAAACTTCATGCATCCCGGCGTTAATTGAACCTGTCTTTCTAGCTATATCTTTATCTATAACTATTTTGTTGCCAATAGCAAAAGCAGAAACCTCAGATCCCTTACTTTTGTTATCAAAGTAAGCTTTCTTATTCTGTTCACTTACTTTATCACTATTCATTAAAGCCTCAACTTCCGCTGTTGTCATAACATCTAAGTCTAAGCCTTTTTCTTTAGCAATATCTTCGGCAGTTTTTATATTTTGCTCGAGGTTCATATCAATAAGTTGCTGACGCACCCCATCATATTCAGACTTAAAACCTTGATAAGCTAAATCATACCCTGCTTTATCAATTTTCCCTGCTCTAAGCTTTTTATCTAACTCTATAACTTGAGAAGCAGCTACATCAGCTAAATCTGTTAAATTTTCTATTTCTTTTAATTGTCCTTCTGAAAGGTTATTGTATATATCTTTACCTTTTCTTACAGAGTCAGCTATTTCGGATATTTTTGTATCTACTAGTTTTTGTATACCAGCTTTTTCTGTTTTATCAGTCGCTTTATTTAATTTTACCCTTAGCTTGCTTAAATCTTCTAAATTTTTGTCAATTAAATCGCCGTCTACAGTGGTTCTTATTGTATTCATAGCTCTATAGCTCGTTCCAACACCAGCCATTCCACTTCCACCTATTAAGCCTTGCAGTCCAGCTTCTAGTCCTTCTTCGCTAAATATAGCGTCAAATGTAGCTTGTACAAATTTAGCATCCTCTTCTGTACCTGCAGTTCTACCAAATTCTTCATTTATTTTATCTGTAGCATTCTGCAGTATTTCTGTAGCAAATTCAGTCCCCCCTGATGCTAATATATTAGCAACATTTCTAGCTTTTTTATTATATATAAGTTTAGCGCTAACGTTTTTAATTATGCTTTTACCGGCAGTAGCCTTTAGAACTTGCCCAAACCCAAACCTTTCTAATCCAACACTAACAGCACCTAATCCAACAGGAGCTAAATTGTCTGCTTCGCCTGATCTAATAAGTTCATCTAAAGACACACCTAAATTTTTAGCTTTTTGCTCGTTATATGTAATATAGTTTTCAGCAGCTACTTCAGAAAAAACACCTGCACCAAGACCTGTGCCTAAAAAATATATACCGCTAGAAAAAGCGTTTACTAAAGCTTCAACACTTCCAGCTATAAGCCCGCCTACGTCTCCTTCTTTAGCGCTAGCTACAAGCCCTTTAGTAGCAAAATTACTTTCGTCTTGTTCTACTTTGTATTTTTCTATAGCTTCTATAGTCGCTTCCGAGCCTAAGCCTTCTGACATAAAGCCGGGGTTATTTTTTGCATATTGATCAACAGCCTCTTGACTTGATAATAAAGAGTAAAATGAATTTGTAGCTATATCTAAACCAGACCCAGCTCCTTCTTCACCTCCCCAAAATTCAACAACATCGTAAATACGCTCACCGGCTTTTTTAAATGTATTTTTAATAGATTGCCATGCCGATAAAGGCTCTTCCAATTTGGATCCCGTATCTTTTTGGCTTGACTCCACAGCTGGATCCGCACTTGCAGAGTCGTTTGTCTTTACTGGTTCTGCAACGAAAAACTGAGTACTAAAATCACCGAAAGATTTTGTGTAGTCGCCAGAACTTTTTAATGCTCCATATAATTTTTCTTGCCCTTCTTTAGATCCAAATTGTGTTTGAAACTCTTCAAAAGACTTAGTATATTTACCTTGCTCAGAAAGCGCGTTGAATAATTTTTCCATTTAATAAAGATTGTCTAGTGGACCACCTCCTGTAGAAGAGGCAGTATTATTTTCTTTTGGTTTTGTAGAGTTACTTATATAGCTGCCATATTGTCCTATGTGATAATTTTGAGCTTTAGTATTCAGATTAGAATTTTTTAAATAAAACTCGTAAAGATCTTGAGGATCGTCTGTGTTTACTGGTACGGGCAAAGGCGAGGAAGGTTCCTTGTCGTTAAATATATAAATTTGAGAGTCACCGTACTTGTTTGCAAAATCAGCGCGGGTTTCATCGCTGTCATCTAATTTGTAGTCATCCCCCCCCTGAAAATCCCGAAGATATAAATCATACATCGTCCCTCTGCTTACATAATTTCCCCTTTTAGTAGGGTCTATTGCGTTTAACTCTTGTACTAACAATAAAGTTTTATCTTCTCTTAGCTCCGGTTTAACATTTGTGCTATACACTTGCGAAAACTCAAAAGCATCCTGAACTGCCGGCATTTCTTCATCTAAAGTTTTTCTGCCACCAGCTCCTCCACCGCTTCCAGAAACCTTAGGTCTGTTATCAATAGCTCCCTGCGCCGCGGAGTCTTCTAGCACACTCATATAACCATCTAAAACTGCTTGCTTTAATAAAGGTTCATTTTCTTTTTCAAACAAAGAGGGATCCTGCAAACCCAAGCCTCCTTCGATAACAAAATCATCAGATGCTAAGGATAATAAAGTATCTCTACCTCCGGAGCTTATCATGTTGTTTAGCTTTTGTCTAACCATATTCCGTCTAGCACCGGATAATTCTTTTCCTGATTTATAAACTTGCTCATTCATTTGTAATATAGAATTGCCAGCTGTAGTGTCTTTTAAGAAAGGTTTGTTTATTTCTTCGTATTTTTTGAAATCCTCTTTATTTTCATCCCAAAAATTTAAAGCTCCACCTTCTCCAATCCCAACAAAACCTTCATCTGTATATATTTTAGAAGCTTCAACAAATGCGCCAGTCTCATTCCCAGCAGATAACATACTATTATCAAAGTCCTTTAAGTAATCAACCTTATCTTGCTTGTATTGATTTAATGAATTAGCTAGATTTGTAAAATTCATTTGAACACCATTCATTTTATCTCTAAGCTGCATATAAGCAGGATGAGTAGGCTCTAATTTGGATATTTGCGTTGCAGCATTTGCATAAGCCATTTTTTGTTCCGTAAGATAATTTGACACAGCTCCTTGCTGCGAAGGGGATAAACTAGTGGCATCTACATTTGAATTTAAACTTTCTATGTACGAAGCTGTTTTTGCATTAGCCCTAGCTTTCTCTGCTTTACGACGCATAGATATCTTAGCTCCTGCTGCCAATGAGGCGCTAAGATTTTCTTGAAAAGCTTGATTCCAAGTTGATCTTTTACTTGCTGCTACTTGGGCAGCTCCTTTTACTAATTGTTGATTCATAGTTTATATTTTATTAAGAACCTAGGAGTGCACCACCTGGGCTTCCTTGCATACTTGGCATTCCACTCATAGCAGAAGCAACACCACCTACTGTAGAGCCAATCCCGCCAACAATAGCATTTGTAGCATCTTGTTTTGCTTGATTTGCGGCTGCTGATCTTTGTTGAGCCATCCCCATTAAGGTTGACACTTTATCTTTTTCAGCATCTCTTGAAATTAATTCTCCTTTTCTTTCATAAAGCTGTAAGTTTCCAGCTTGTTGTCTTTCAGCCATTTGATTAGACTGTTCTTGTCTACCAATATCTGCTGAAGCGCGTCTTAAGTTTTGAGATTGTTGCCCTGCTAATGATTGAGCTAATGCCGCAATACCAGATCCTCCGGCCGCTCCTTGCATTTGCCCCATTATATTAGAAAGACCTTGCTGCTCTTGTTCCGCTTGAAATTGCGCAGCTTGCTGGTTAACTGTTAGGTCTTCCATGGTGTTCTCCATGTTTTGATACACATTAGATGTATCTAACATTTCGTATTGACTTTTACGTTTAGCTAAATCTGCCGCTGCCGCTCTAGCTTCTCTTTTTCTTTTTCCGCTGCCGATTATACCGCTAGCTATACTAGTTAATCCGCCAACTATTTGTCCTACCATTATATTAAGTTTTATATATTATTATTACATGTTATTTGCTACTCTCAAATATCTCTGACCCTATAGAAAATAATTCCGCATAGCTTGTGGAACTATTTCTAAATTGAGCCTCGGCATAGTAGCCTTTAAGTTGTCCTAAATATCCAATAGGATTTTCAGCATAAAAAATAAAATCACTTTGCGTAGGAGGGGCAACGCCAGCTGGAGCATCTATAACTATACCAACAGGGTTATTTGTTATTGAAATTATTGGGCCCATCTCTACCTCTACATTTGTAGTTGTATTTAGGTACCAAGCAATATCCCCGACCTGAATTCCCTCAGGCAGGGGATTTGAAAATGTTAAAGGTATATTTGCCATATTTTTATTTTAAGTACAGTTTCCGTCAGGGCAGCATAGCCTTAAAGCATCCCATCCTGTTCCAGAAGGTCCTGTTATTCTTATTGTTGCATTTGGATTATTAGTATAATCGGCTGCTGTGTATTGCCACCAAACAACTTGTTGATAGGCGGTTCCACCTACAGTCATACTTGGTATAGTAAATCCTGTGTCATTAAAAAACTCTGAAGTTCTATTTGGAATTGTTCCTTTGTCAGAACCTATAAATTGATCTGCGTTTAGCTGAGATGAAGCTGGTATTGCATTTAATGGAGATGTACCAAACGCATTATCAAAAGGTCCGGCATTTTCAGATGCTACCATACCTGATGTTGCTTTTTTATCATTAGCAAAAGGTAATCCGTGGAATATTTCAAACTTATCGGGTAAACCTTGGCCATTAACTAAAAACGCTACAAGGCCTCCAGCCGGGTCTAAGCCTAAAGAATAATCTGTTACACCTTCTCCACCGCTAATAGCAGTAGATCCACATGCGAGATTTGGTACAAAATTAAATATAGTATCTAAATCAACAATAAACGTAGAATCCGCGTCTCCATAGCCGGTAACATCAAATACTAGTGTTAATGTTCCAGACGAATCCGTAGTAGGGGCGTATGAGATATTATTGATAGTAGTAACATTTCCATTATTTCTCCAAAAAGTTATTTTAGCGCCTTCTATTATTGATATAGCTGGAGATATAGTTATATTAGTAGAGGAGTTAACAGCTGTCACTTCATACTGGAAAGGAGCAAACCCGCTATCTCCCGGGTTTTCAAAAGCAGTTGTTGGTAAATTAAATTTATCCCCTATAGCAAGGCCAGTGGTTTCACTCAAATCCAAAGAAGTACTATTTGTAACTGCAGATGTATTAGTGATTGCTAATACTGAGTCCATATTTGTAACAATAGTGCTATCTGTAGTATTAGGATATTGTAGTAGCCCATCCGGCGTTGATATATTCCATTCTGCGGTTATTAAATTAGAATCTTCTTCTAATCTAGTAAACGCGCTTCTTTCCGTTGTCACGGGAGTGTAGCCTGTTATTCCGTTTGTTGACGAACCTGTAAATGCTATTCTTGGCGACCACGCCGATTGTTGAATAACTATAGGGTTTGTTGCATTAAAAGGCGTTTCTAAGTCGCCTGACAAAGTAATAGTATATTCTTCACTACAGAATCCATTGCATGAACCATATAAATTAGGGAATTCTATATTTACAAGATAATTGCCGCAGCATTGCCGGATGACACCGTTGCTTACTAAAGTCCAGGAGTTGCCACGTGTATCTGTCATAATAACAGAAAAAACAGCGCCAGGCTGACCAATAATTGGCCAATTAGTAACTATAGTCCCCGTCGCAGGAACTACATTTTTTATTGGCCCATACCCTGTAACCACAGGGGTAGGGTTAGTGTAAATTTGCTTAGCTGCAACTTCGGAAATACTTAATCTATCTCCCGCTATACTTTGATTAGGGTAAGTATACCTAACAGCATAGGAAATACCTGTTAAATTACCGTCCACATCATAAGTAGGCCCTTGAACTATATTATAGTTAGACGCATTACCTTCAACTACTTGAAGTCCAGTTGAGGTTAAATAGTACCCTGAGGCAGCTGTATAACTTCTTGTAAGTAGTAATTCAGCTTCCCCTACTAATCCAGAGTTAGCGTAGGGGGTGTTAGACTCGCTAACATCTCCAGTTATATTAGCCCCTATGTCAGCAGATATTGTTCCGCTTATAGTTATCTCACCAACTTCACCTTCACCTACGACGCATAGAGGTATTGTGTAATTACCAGAAGGCATAACAAATCCTGTGTCAAAAGTTACAGTGCAAAGTACGTTTAAACCGTCTTGAGTAAAAACCACAGATTGTACCGCGTTATCAGAAAAGCTAGGATCTAGCGAAAAGCCTGCTGCGGTTGCTGTATACCCAGGGTTTGGAACAATTGTTATTTGTGCCGTAGGATATAATATAGAAACATTATCCCCTTCTGGTATAGTATACTGTATATTTGTAAATGTATAATTATTAAAACTTGGCATATTTTTTTATTTTATTTTAAGGCAGTGGACAATCAGTTAAAGTATTATATTGAGTTATAGATTCAACTACTCCGTTGCTATTTACAATTACTATTTCGTAAGAGTCTGGGGCAGATACGCCATTATCTCGTATAAAAACGTCATTATCTAAAGCATTTGCCGCTGGTGGTCTTACTAATAAGTGAGCTCCAGAGCTATTAAGAGGTAGCGAAAGGTCATCCCGATCATAAAGTTGCGTGCCTACACTAAAGCCAATATTGCTATAAAAATAAAATCCTATTCCGCCTTGGGAGCCTCCCGTTGAAGTTTCATCAACAGTTAGCTGATATAAAGCCTCAAGCGCGCACTTACTATCTAAAGCGTTGGAATAATTAGTTAAGGTCTCTACATGCGATCCCGTTTCTTCTGTTATAACTTGGAAATTAGTCCACATAGCCCAATAAGTATCTGGCGTTGTTGGCGAGCATACTGTAAGAGAACTATATGGCACAACAGAATCAATAATACCATCCGATCCCCATATAACTATAAAATACGTATTAGGCACTATAGTTGGGTTATTAGGATCTAAAGAGGGACTGTCTGGAGCAATTCCAATTGGCGGAGGTTTTATCCATAAATAAGCGCCTGCTTCAGTTATAGGCTGCAAAGTATCTTTATCATACATTTGAGTCCCTACAGATATTCCATCTGAAAACACATACTTAAATTGATTGCGATATATTGAGACGTTACTATAGAAGCCCTCTATAGCAGTGTAAAAATCATCTATAATACATTTAGCGTTTTGGGCCGTGGTTTCATTTATTATTGAAGATGTTTTTACCTTAGCATTCCACTGATACCAACCTTCAAAATCAGTGTCTGGGGTTGGAGAACCAGAGCTGCTACATGCTTCGTCAATGGTAACCGTTAATAAATAATCCTGGGGTGTTTCTTCTCCGCAATCTAAACATGGTCCAATACCACTTCCATTTGGTTCGCATCCAATCAAAGTTCCTTTTATGTAATTAAAGTACTTACCTTCTTTCTTTTGAAATTCTTTAATTTCGCCAGCTTCAAGATCTGTTCTAATAAAGCTAGTATACCAACCGTGCTTTTTAATTTGTGAACCTATAGGTATTATTTGATTAGCATTAACCTCAGCAATAGAATACCACTTTTGGTTTGGTCCTTCGTATTCAATAACCCTAGAAGCTGTGCCTGTATAATTTAAAGTGCTAAAACCTTTTACAACTTGAGGCATTTCGTTTATTAAAACATTAAACGAACTATCATATTGAACGCCATAAAAATTATTGTAAATAGAATTTGCTCCGTGCAACCATATAAGACCAGATTTAAAAGTATAATATAGATTGTTTAAAGTTATACCTGACTCTTGGATAAAACTTTTTCTGCTTGTCCAGCCGTCAATACTTTCTTTAAATGACAATGTTGTACTAGGTACTAAACTATCAGGAGCGTCTTCGCAATCTGGATCTAATTGGTAGTTAGCATCAAGGCTTAATCTTTTTTGCCAATAGTTAGACAAGTTGTTTAATGTAAGGTTGTATATATCCTTGTCATCATCATAACTACCTATAGCTGTAGTTGACGTTCTTAAGTTGTCAGCAAAAAAGCTTGACATACCTTTTTCAGCAATATTAGTAATCCCATCTCTGGACAATCTTATTACCGCTCCTCTGTTTTTGTCTGTAAAGTAAACTCTAAATCCATAAGATGCAAAAGACTCGGGATTTTTAGATATGCCAAATTCACCAGCATAGGGTATAGCTTGGCCTAAAACAGCATTATTACCGGTTAAATTAACATTGCCATCAGCATTATATAAAGCATCTTTATTAGCTAGTACACGTAAACATTTGTCTTCACATAAAGATATTAAATCAGTGTCTCTAGCGTGTAGCTTTTGTATTGTTCCGTATATAGGGTTAAGGTCTTTTGTAATTGGCTCTGCTTGTATAAACTGATTTAATCTATTTATACCCGATGTAGAGTTATATATTTGTGAAAATATAAACCCGCTGCCTCTTCGTTCAGCCGCATATGGCTCATCTAATACAGTAGACACCTTAGGTCCCTTGTCTATAGTAACAGCGTTGTAGTCGTCTCTAATTCTATTTGACTCAACTCCATTACCATAAGAATAACAATTAAACCAATTTATTAGTTGGTTTGGAGTATTATAATTTGCAATCGGGATTGCGTTACTTGCTTCGTAAAACAAGTTTAAATCAACAGATTCTTTAGGTTCTGTTTCAAATATAGCTGGGTTTGAAGAAGATAAAAGCTTGTTGTTATCGCTGGTTATTGGCTCAACTACCTGTATACTAGGTAAAACATCTTGAAGATGAGCCCAGTCTCCTACATTTGGCATTAAAGGCTCGTTTAATTGTTCCTTAAGGGTAACCGTGCAGCCATACCTATAGTTCCACTGAGCGTTTCGGTCCCTACATACAAAATACGGGAGCTGAAAAAGCTTAAATATTTCTTTTCCAAATTCCGCTCCTCTAAACGTAGCTCTACCTATAGATTGGTCTACCGTGTATATATTAGAATAAGACCCGTCTTTAAATTTAAACCTAATTTTAGCCCCTGGAGCTATATAGCCATTAAGAGGTGTGCGACTTCCCCACATATCAGTCGACGATCCCACCATACCGTCTATAATGGTATTTAGTGGAGCGTTTAAATATTGAAAGCCAAAAACATTAGAGCCATTAGTAGGAGGCTGATAGCCGTCATCAATATACGACTGCACGCCAGAACCAGCGCCTCCCCATCCGCCAACACCTTGTAAGTATCTTCCGCCGGCATTTCCATTACAAAATATCTGAAGAGCATCTTCTTTTACGTGATTGCTTCCGCCGTCACCATAGTAATAGCCGTTTACACCGCCAATTTCATCATTTCTTGGATGCAAAGCTCTTGTAAAATCTATTTCGTCTTTAACAGCATATTGCGTTTTTAAAGCTTTAAAAGAAGATATAATATTTGTATCAAAACCAAAGTTTCTATTTATTTTTGCAAAGAATCTTCCTTCAAATTCTGGTAAATTTTTAGTTTCTTCTTCGTAAATCTCTATAACCACATCAGTTGTGCCGTCTGGTATTACTGGTGTATCAGCTCCTAAGGCTCGCTCAAGTCTTATAGTATAAGTTGTACCGTTTGTGCCGCTAATTTCAGCAGATTGCACCTCATATTTTTGAGTGCTCTGCCCTAAGTAATTTATTGCTATTTTAGCAGAGGAGTTTAATTTTTCTCTAAAACTAGAATTTGTATTATTGTCAGGGCCTGTAAATTTAATTTGTAAAAAACCGGGTTCTATTTCATTAAGTAGTGTAACAGAAGAGGATGCTACAAAAGCATCAAATCTTGATATAAACTCTGGAGCCTCATTTGCTATAGATAATATTTTGTATCTATTTTCAGATGTTACAGCAACGTCATTATCGTGCTGTTTCTTTAATATTAAATACGTTTCTTCGTCAACTTTATTTCTTTCAGAAGAAGGAAAAGATAGCCAAACATTACCATCTTCCGCTAAATAAAATCTGTCTAAAGCTAAGTTATAATATTCATTTGCTGTTTCCTTTATAAAAAACTTGTAATGGGTTGCTTCAGGGAAAGGCGGTTGTGATATAGGTGTTGCTTGTAGCTGAGTTACAGAAGAGGCTTCATTTGCATCTATCTGCAATCCAGCTTCTTCACTTGTAAATATAGGCGTTTCTCTTCCGTATTGATCTTTAAATAACACCCCTAGCTGGTAGGTTCGTATAGATTTTAAAGACTTGTAAGGCATTCTTATATTTGGGTTTGGAGTCCCAACCTCAGTAGCGGGATCAATTTCAGAAGGCAGCGTTCCTGGGTGAACATTAGAAAATAATGTTAAGCCAAGCTTAACTGTATTATTTAAAGTATAGTTTTGTAAATAGTTTCCATAAACTATTCTGTTGCCAATTATTTCTTGAGCTTTAGCTTTACGTGGAACGTTATCCCACGGCCTTAATATTTGGTTTGATTCAACTAATTTTGTAATTAGTTCAGTTTTAACATCATAATAAGTAGGTAATGATGTTAACGTATATGGTGTATAATCTCGCAGTTTTAAAGTATCTACAACATATACAGCTGTACTATTTGATTCTTTATACAATATATCCAGCTCGTCGACTTCTTTTGAACCCCATTGCAAAGACTCTATCGCAAGTTTTCTAATATTATTAGTCATGCCTACATTATATCCATTAGAAGAAACGTATTCAAATTCATTTCCAATAAAAGCAACTTCTGAGAATGGAGAAAAGCAAGAATATTCGCCGTCAATATATTTCCATCGGTATGCAAAACGGGGGAACACGTACTCAAACATAGGGTCTTTCTCTTGCAAGGTAGCCTCCCATTGTAAAGGAGTGCTAACTCCTTCAGCATCTATGTTTCTAATTATATCCGTAGATATAGCTTGTATTTGGCCTGTTATTTCTGTGTTGTTTATTTGCGTTATTTTTATTTGCAACGCATAATTTTCAATTTGACCAAATTGATTATTAAATTCTGCTTTAAGTGTTATTATATCATTATCTTCAGTGTTCCAAACAGTGACTAGTTGATCTGTAATAAAAGTAACCAAACCATTCCAACCATACGTAGAGTCATAATTTGGGTTATTAACGGGGTCATTAAAAGAGCTATCTAAATAATCGCCTCCAGATTCTATTTGTTCTAAATATTCACCATATGTAGGATAAGAAGCAAATCGTTCTGGGAAAGATGTTAAATTTGGAGTGTAAGTGAAATTATGTAAATCAATATAATTAAATGTAGTTGTTGCTGGAGTATTACCAGTTCCAATAATATCATTGCCAAATTTAGAATCTGCCGCGGTAAAAGTAGGTGCGTTTAATGGAGATAATTTAATAACAGTAATATCTGTTTCAACAAAATCGGGTTGGCCTGATAAGTTTGTATTGTAATTATTTTGATTGGCATCCCACTTAGGAATTTTAGTTTGAGTAACAAAATCAGTAGAACCTGTTTTAAACTTTTCAATGTTAATTTTCTTTGGCTCTGTTTGGTCGTCTGTCCAAAATAAAAACTTGTCAAGTATATTTATACCTGTAATTAAATAATCAGTTGAAAAATTTAAGATACCCGCGTTGTCCACTAATACTGGGCTAACCTCATTTTTTGTTTGGTCATATTCCGCAATCGCGCTAATGCCATCACTTGCTATGAACCAATATATTCTTTCGTTTATATCATCTCTATAAGATCCAATACAAACAGGGTTTGTCATAGCGTCTATATAGCCACCTGTCCAAGTAGCACCTGTTCCAACCTTTGAACGTAGTTGAATTGTGCCGGCAATATTCTGCATAGCTCCAACATCACTTGCGTCGGAGTTTGCTAAATCTAAGTTTAAAGCGTCTCTATATTCTCCATTCGGAACTAAACGTTCGTCAAGGTCTTTGTTCATTCTCCCCGCTTGGAAAACATGCACAAACTCTGCCATATATTAGTGTTTTATGATTTTGGATTTATTACGCATAACCTGTGTAATCTCCTCAATTTTAATATTTGATAATCTAATTTTTGCATTTCTTTTAGCAGCTGATGTTTCTCTTTTGAAACGAGCTACCAAATATTCAGGTGTATTTGCTCTTGTAGATAAAATAGCATAAGCTATGTATTTATATAAAGCTTCTTCTGCAAATTTATGTACAACCATTTCTTCATCAGTGCCTAGGCCATCTGAGATATATTTTAATGTAACTATTTTTCCTACAAATGAAGAGTCAAAGAATATAATGCCTTGAAGTTGATCTATATAAAAAACTCCGTTTGTCTGAGCTTGTTGCGGTGAAATACCATAACGTCTACCAAAATGATTAAAATAATAACCTCCGTCTAATTTATTGTCTAGACTATTTAAATTATTATTCACCTCATTGCGGTTTGTAGATTCAAATCTTTTTTTTGTTTCTGAAGATTGAGCTGATATGACCTCTTGATCTTGTTCGTCAAAAAGATATTCGTAGTTATTATCTTGCAGAATTGGGAACGGATTACTAGTGTGCTGAGCTGGATATATAACGCGTTCTATACCGTTAGAATCAACCCAAACTAGTTTTACATAGTTTACGTAGTCTTTCGGCAATACGAAGTTTAAATTAGGCCCTATCTCAATTTCAGCTGATTTAACAGATGGTAATATATCAAAGCTAAATTCTTGTATTCCACGCTGAGCATGAAAAGCCACATCCGTTCTTTTAACTTTAGGTATAATTTTTTCTTCACCTACATAAGATATAATAAAATTATTTATAATATCTTTAATGCTAGTAAATTGATAATTGCCATAATCTTCATCCCAGCTATTCCAAACGCTATCTGGGCCTAAGTAGTATTGTTCGTCTGTTTGATTTATTAAACCCATATGTTATGATTTTTCTTGTTGGATAGTTTCTTGCTCTTCTTGATTCATAACTTGATATAAGTTAAGATCTTTTATTAATATGCCTGATAATTCTAATATTTTAATTACAAGCTCTGTTTCATCTGATGGGTGCAATTCGAAATTAACTGAATTAGCAGCGTTATATAATGGTTCATCAAATACTATTTGGTAAGCCCATTGAACCTTAGCTGGTTTCTTTATATATTGAAACTCTACTTCAGCAACATTTATTATTTCGCTGTTTCCATAAACTCTGATTCCATTTGTGTTTGCCACAAATACAGGTCTAACGTTTTTAGGTTTTGTTAATGGGGATGAGTTTATGTATAAAAACTCGTTAGCGTTAATACGCTCTGCTTCAATGCTTTCTGTAGATGATACACCAAAGGGGTTTGTTGTTGTATTTTTATATATTACCGTACCCAATCTGTATAGGTCGGTTGGCTCGTCAAAAAAGTTTCCTGTACGAGTTGGTTGAGCTACAGTTTCAAATATGTTAATCTTTTCGTTAAGGAGATTTAACATGTCCGAATACTCTGTGCTATTACCTGGTATTCTACCAAATTGGTTTATATCGTAAAAGTATTGTTCGAATAAATCTTGTTGCGCTTGATTAGCAAATAAGTTAAATTCTTGAGCTGTTACATAGCCTCTTTGTTCTTTGTTAAGTATGCCAAGCACTCGCTGGTAAACACTATCCACGCTTATTGCCATTTGTATATTTTTTTATTATTTATAGTAATTAGGCCACCATTACAGCGGCCTAGCTACTATAATTAGTGACTTATTTAAGTCTTTTTAAAATTGTTTTGTAAACTTCCATTCCATCATCAGTCTTAAAGAAAGATGCTAATGCAGAATATGGGTGTTCATCAAAAGGAACTGTCATTAATTTTCTGTTCCCATCGCCATATGTAAATGTACGTTGGTCTCCAGAAAGTTTTAATATACCGGCTTCAACGGCTTTAGCTCCTACATTCCTTAGCTCAATGGCATCGTCATTAGCTAATTCCATAAATAAGATAGGATTTCTTTTTGCAAAGATCATCAAATCTCTTTTTAATTCGCTTGAAGATAATGTCGTAACTTTTTCCCCAAACTCAGATCTTAATATTGCTTCCGCATAATTAATATCCATACTTTTAGCAGCTGTTAAAGCTTCTAATTCATATTCAATCCAATCTAATTCATTAACTGAATCTTGAACTGGATCTAGTTCTTTATATATACGATCTTTAAAAGGATGGTATATAGATAGTAACTTTTGTAAAGCAACGTCTTCTTTCTTTACAGTTAATGTACCATTTCTAAAAGCAATTCTACCTAGTGTTACTTCTCCCTTCTGCTCATCAACAAGTGGTGTTGGTTGATTAGTGGCATAACGAAGCTCACGTGCATAACCTAAGTCTTTGTCAAAATACAATAAAGGCTTACGCTGGCTGTGCCTTGATGGGATAGTAAATAATAAAGGAGATTTACCTGTAGCAAGGTAATAAGTTCTATCTTTAAATTCAAACACCGGTGTAGCTGGTGCTTTTTGAACTGGTGCGTTTTTTGCGACAGTTGGTTGAGGTGCAACCTCAGTTGTTTCTGCTGTAGCTTTTTTAGCCATGATATAATATAATTAAATAATTGATAAAAAGTAATAATTACCCCCGTCAGTACAACGAGGGTAACAATTACATTAATTTACTATGCTGTTGCTTTTTTCAACAATACAAAGTTGTTAGCTCCTTGAACACATAAACATCTTTCTGATAAGAAATGAACGTTCATTGCATCTTCGTCACTTGTATAGTTTCCACCAACGGATCCGGTAATCCAAGACTTCATCTTACGATCGTCAGCTTCAGAAGCTCTATAACGGATGTGTAAGAATGGTCGTGAAATATTTTTTCCTAATTGCTGATCGTAAACTGTAGAAGTTCCTGCAGGTACAATAACACCTTCAACATCTCCAACTAATCCACGAGTAGTAGCGTCGTTTAAGTATTTCCAGTCAGTCTTATAGAAATCGTAAGATCCTCTACGGAATCCGCTAAACCCTAAGTTCAACGCCATATCTTCAGAGTTGTCAAATACACCGTAAGATGTACCTCCCCCACCGTAAGAATTTTGAGCGGCTAACATATTGTCAATGCCTAAAGAAGTAGCACGGTCTAAGAAAAGCATGTTTTCCTCAATAGCTCCTTGCTTATCAAGTTCCTGTAGAATTTGATCAAAATCTTCTAATCCACCTGCAGCTCCAAAATTAGAGTCTGTATAAACAAGACCTCTAGTTTCAAGAGCAGCAAAAAGCCCGTCAGAACCTGTAAGCTCAGTACCTCCGCCCAATCCAGCAGCTGGTGTGATTGCTGTAGCTGCTTTTTCAGCTTCAATCATTGCCATTTCTAATTGGTCTTCAAAACGAATACGTGCTTCGTGCTCAGACTTTAAGTACCATAAGTAACCAGATGTTCCAGCTTCAGTAGTAACTTCAACCCATCCAATTTGAGCAGTATCAGAACCGCTTACGTTGTATTTATCTCTAAGGATAATTGGTTTGTTGTTAAACTGCTCGAAAGCCGCATCAACAGAAGTACCTGCGTTAGAAGTTCCTTTTGCATATTCAGAACCGTATACAAATACTTTACCATCAGCGTGAGCTGTGATTGTTGTAGCTGCATAACCTACTACTGTTAATGTAACAGCGCCTGCTACTGGGGCAGCTGCTGACTGAACATAAGCTTTTTCTACCGTTAACCCGTCAGCTGAAGCGACTACGATTGTAGCTCCTGGGCCAATAACGTTTTGGTTAACCCCACCTGCTCCTGCTGGAATTGTTACTGTAGTTGTAGTTGTTACTACTGGGTCATATGCGATATGTAATCTCCCCTGCTCAGACCATACTACTGTATCTGAAGCCATAGGCATTTCTGCTCCTACCATACGTAAGAATCCAGAGATCGTACGGTTTCCGTAACGCTCTACTTCTTTCTCATATACTTCTGGTAAGAACTGTTGTGTAAAATCTAAATCATTTAGAGTTAGATAGTTATCGTTAAATAACGTTTGTGTTGGGCGTGGTGTTAAGTGCGCTAAAGCACCTGCACTGCCTGTAAATGAACCTGCTGCGGCCATAATTTTTAAGTTTTAAGTTGTTGTTTTATCTTCTTTTAATTCCGAATTTAGGCGAACTAGAAGATTTAATTGACTTAACCGTAAAGCCGCCCGGCATACTGACTTTTTCATGAGCACCTCTTGGGCTCATATCAATATTCTTGGCTTTTTCAACACTGCTTCTCATTGCGTCGGCTTTGCCTTGCTCGTAGAAGTGGTTTGCAATTGCATCTGGGTTCATAGCTGTAAATAAAGACTTGTGATAACCAGCCGCGTCACTCATTTCATTTTTATCGTTCAAGAACTTCTTGACCAAATTATTGATGTCGCTTTGGGTGTCTTTAACCTGATCCACATTGTTTACTTTAAACCTAAACTTCTTTTCCCCAACGTTGAAATCAAAACCTTTGAAATCATTAGAAAAAAGCTTTTCTGTTTTGTTTTTAAATGTAGATACTTGTTGTTCAACTACTTTAGTTGCCTGTTCGTTTTCTTTTGTATAACGGTTAAAAAACTCAACCGCTTTTTGTTGTTCTGGATTTAATTTTGATCCAGCTTTTATTTCTTCGTAATACCTAGTCTTTAATCCGTCTAAGTGATTTTTAGCTTTAGCCAACTCTTCCTTGTGAGCTAACTTTTTTCTACGTACCTCACGATCGTCGTCTAGTTCTTCGTCATAAGCAAAATTATCTTCCATTAAGAAAGAAATTTCTTCAGAGTCTAAGTGAGGACGCGTTGTTTCGTAATACTCTCTTAATAATTGTGTTTCATTTAATGAAGCATAATCGGTATTAAGCTTTACATAGTCTTCTAAACTTCCACCCGTATCATTCATAAACTCAACTACCTTTTGAATATTCTCTGGTAATTCAATTCCTGAATCTTGCTGTTCAGCAATAGCTTCTTGAATATCTTCTTGAAGATCTTCTACTTGTTCCGCAACCTCTTCATCTGTTATTTCTTGAAGAACGGATTCTTCAACCTGAATGGACTCTTCGTTATTTTGGACGGGCTCCCGTACTTCTTCAACCACTTCTTCGCTACTTGACGTGTCTTGGGGTTGCTCGACAGGAACATCGCTTGCATCTGTTTCTTGCTCTGGAATGGCATCTTTTGTTGGTTTATTTAATTCTGATAAATCAACCTTAATAATGCCGTCCTCAAACGACATAGGTTTTGTTTCTTGTGCCGTAGTTTCTTCAACTGCAGTCACATCTTTTTCTAGTTCTTCTGACATGATAAAATATTATATAATTATTATTATTATTACCTAGGCTCGAAGGAACCTAAGTTAAAATTGCCGCTAAGTATGTCGTTTCCGCTAGATTCGAAGTTTTTAGGAGGCAAATCGTTTTGTCTTTGACTTATTAATTCACTTTGTTGTGTTGCTTGTAATTTCGTACGTTCGTCTTTACGGTCTTCTTTTTCTTTTATTTCCGTTTTCTTTCCTTGCACTTCAATGCCTTTTAAACGCATATTCATTTCAAACTCTAGTTGCATAAGCTCCTTTTTAAGAGAAGCTTCTTGAAGTAGCTTTTGAGAATCAATCTGGGCCTTAGCTTGCTCTAATGCAATCTTCTGTTGTATTAATGCTTGTTGTTTTTGTACTTCCGCTTGAGCAGCTACTTGCTGTGCTTGAGCGTTAGCGTCAGCTTGAGCTTGTATATTTTGCTGTTGCATTTGCTGATCTTTCAATTGCTTTTCGTTTCTTCGTATCTTAAGTAATTGATTAGCTAGTTTAAGGTTTTTAATTTCTCTTAAATCAATAGCGTCTGATAAATCAATAAGACCACTTTGAACAGCTGCTTGTATATTGTTTTCTAATACAGCTCTTTGTTCATCATCTGGTTGCAATTCAATAAATATACCAAAGTCATATAAGTATAAATCACTCATTTCCTCTAGTACTGCTACATTCTGATTACCTATCTTATGTATAAACGCTTCTTTTGTTGGCGAATATTCTAGTATATCAGATATTCTTAATGATAATCCTTCACATAAATCTGCAGTTAAAAATAAACTACCTTCTAATATATGTCGTGTTGCTACATTTGAATTAGCAGCAGCAAGTTTTTGAACGCCAACTAATGCTCTAGCATCCGGTGTACTTCCATCTCTAGCTTCATTCAGACCCGTTACATCACGGATCATTTGCATGTAGTAATTGTAATTAGTAATTAAGCTTTGCATTTTTTGACCACCTGCTCCAGTTGTTATTTCTTGAATAGGTACTTTGCCGGGGTTCATATCGCCGTCTTGCGTAAATGATCTACCAATTACAGAACCAGTTTGAAAAAACATATTTAATGCTTCTTGCGGATTGTAATTTGTTCCATTACCTAAATCAACCTCAGCTAAACCATCAGCGTCAAGGTAAACTCCATCTGGAACCATTCTTGACATAACTTGTTGAAGCTTTAAATGCGTAAGCTGAATCATATCTGCAAACCCTGTTATACGGCTTACTATAGACTCAATCCTGCCTCTATACATTCTTGGAGCTACAATACTGTAATTCATTTTAACTTTAGAATAATCGCTTTTTGGTCGTATCATATTCTTAGCTAACTCCCATTTAAGCAACTCTCCACCTAGTATTTTCACGCCTTCATAAACAACTTCTAAAGATTTTGACAATTTAGATATGCCATACTCTTCATACATTTCTTCCGGAGGATTAAACTCATCAGTCTTAGGTATTATTTTTGCTGCTCCCGTTGCTGTTTCTTTAACTTTGTAAACTTCGTTCGTAAAAGTCTTATAATTAAAGTAAAGAACCTGTACAGTATTTGAATCATCATAATCAGAGTTACTGAGCGTTCTATCGTAGAATCCATTGTTGCTTGTGTTTTGTCCTGCAATTTTTTGCAAATCGTCATTAGTAAGCCAAGGAAATTCTTTTTTAAGTTCGTTCAAATGAACAGCTTTTACTTCACCTACATAATATATGTCTTCAAAATAAGGTGAATCAGTATATGACCAAACTAAATTAACTGGATCAACATAATCTACAGTAGCTCCTTCTGCTTTGCTAAATGTATTTTTAACTGCTCCAATTCCTATAGTAGTTAAATCATAATTACATCTACGTCTAATTAAATCATAATTATTGCCTTCTAATAAAGTGTTTAAAGCTTGCTCTTCAGCTAGTTCAACTTGTTGTTTATAACTAAGTTGCATATGCAAATCAAGCTCTTCTTTGTTTTTAGGCAATGGATCTACGTTGCTTTCAAATAAATTTACACCAAATTCTTTTCTAGCAAAGTCATTTAGTTCTTTAGTTTGCATATCACGTATAATAGCTTCCATGTATTTAGTTCGTTTCTCAACGCCATATGGATCTTGTGAATACGCTTTAATATCAAATTGTCTATCTGAAATACCGTTAACAACTATATCTACAAATTTTGGAATAATAGGAACTGGTTTCCAATCTAAATTTAAATAAGATAAATCACCGTTAATAGATAATTCATCTTTATATTTCTGTATACCTTGCTCTCCTCGAGCGTACAATCTAAGATTGTGAAAAGTCGCTTGATTACTTTTAAATCGGCTATTTCCATTATCGGAACTAAACCATTCATTTTCTATAGCTCTACCAATGGTGTTACCATAATCTTTTGACATTTTCTCGGCATCGCTTGCTATTTGACTCGGAAAATAACTTGTTACAACTGACTCAGCCATATTTTTATTTTTCTATTAGTTTTGATAAACCACCGGAATTGGTGTATTTAGCTATTTTTAAATTTATTTTATTTTTTTCTACTTGAGGCTTTGGATGATACAAATGTCTGTTGCATGCCATTATCGCTAATCCCGAACTAATAGCAGCATCAAATTTTGTTCTTTTATTTATATCAAATCTAGACCATTCATTTAGAGTGGTGTTAAAATACATAGTACCATAACTACCATCCTCTTGCAAACCTACATGACTATCTATATAACTCTCAATAGCTGCCGCGTGAGCTTGCTTAATATCTTCACTTGAGTTAGGCATTCCACCAATTTCACGCTCAGTAACTGAAAGTTTATTCCAAACCTTATCTGGCCTGTTCATAGAATAACCTCTATATCCCCTGCGTTTAAAATAGTATAACAATCTAGGTTTATTATTTTCTGCTAATATAGGCATTCCGTAAAAAACACAAGCCATCAAAACATCTTCAAAAAACATTTCTGCGGTTTGTGGCCTAGCTATATATTCTAAAAAAAACGTATTCGCAGGAGCGTCTTCCATACTAAACTTAGTTAACCCATGCAATGCGCCTTTAGAACCTTGTCCATCTGTTGTTCCCGATATATCATAACTATCACAACCAAATGCACCCATATGTTCATTACCTGGACTTTTCAAACCATTTTTAAGGTTTTGTCGGTTTTGTAAATTTACACCAGGCACCCAAGATACCTTAAATCTTCCACTAGGATTTGGTGTAAATATAACCGTAGAGTCCTTAACTCCGTTAGCCCACTGAAAATTACCTTTGGTTAATACATTAGTATTACCTAGATCTTCATTGTAATCTATTTGTTCGTATATTTTTACTAAGTTAAATATACTGTTTTTTGTTTCATCTCTAAAAGCGTGTTCCTCTGTACGCGGAAACTGTCTATAAAACTCATTTAAAGCATCCTGGTCGCCTTTTAATCCTTCAGCTTCATTATTCCAGTGCTCTATTACTCCAACGTCTATAATGTCTCCATTTGGATCTACTGTTTCTTTTTCTGGAGTATCAAACACAGGTATTCCGTATTCATCAATAAAACCTTCGTAATTCCATTCCATTGGTATAAACAAAGAATATAAACCCGAAGCCGTTTGTCCGTTTCTATTTCTTTTGGCGACATCAGAGTTATTATAGAGTTTTTTAAAATTGTCTCCTCCTTTGTCTAAAGCATTTGATGTTGATCCCATCATACACTTACCAATAACTCTAGAACCTAATCTTAGGGTAGTTTTTGTAACTCTCCAGTTGTTTAAAATATTATCTGGCCTTTCCCACTTTCCACTTTCATCATGCACCAGCAGTTTTAGTTTTTCACCATCATAAGAGTTGTCCCCTGTATTTTTCCAGTCAATAGTTGTATCAAGCCCTTCTAATAATTCTTGACCTTGATTATTTTGTATAGATTTTCTAGTTAATCTTGACGCGGGAATTCTATAAGCAAGTTCTGTTTTTGGTCTATCCATACCGTCTTGTATTGGCTTAAAAAAGAACGGGTAGTTAACGGATATTGGAACGACTTTATCTGTGAACATTTTTTTAGCATCAGAACCTGATTTTGACAATATGCCAAATCTTGCATCAGATGATATTGTTGCAAGGTTAACGGTTTCTGCTGATGACATAAAAGAGAATCCAGATCGCCGGTTTTTAAGATAGCACATTCCGTAACAACGTGAATCTGCTTTGCAAGCCTCCCAGAATATAAAGAATAGTCTGTTTGCTTCCCTAAAGTCTGGCTTCCCAATGTCAATCTTGCTGAACTGCAAGTACATAAAGTGAGTGCCAGTAATGTAAGTAGCCACGCCTTTATTATTGAACCAATGGCCTTCTTCTCTGCGTTTAAATTGTTCATCTATATAGGGTTCCCACTTGTTTTGAAAATTCTCTGGGTAATCCCGCCAGTCAAACACACTCGATATTGACTTTAGCTCTTTAGGATATTCCTCTGCTTTCCATTTATTAGCGGATTTATTTATTGTACTAGGTTGTTTTGGAAGGGCTATTTTAAGATTTTGTATATTGTATATTTCGCCAATCTGTCCTGTCTTGCTTATAACAACAACGTCGTGTTCTTTGTTATAACCATATTTCCACTTTTTAGCCTTATTAAGTCTTGCTATAGTATTTGATCTTATTGGCGTAACTACGCTATATAATGACTGCTCGTACATTATTTAGATCTTTTTTCTGCAAACCCTTTGAAAGCTTTTTTCTCAACTTCTTCTTTAGGTTTATTATTCAACAAGTCCTCCTCTTCCTTTATTCTATTTAATATCTCAAAAGCATCAAATATTGCTAGCTTTTTTGTAGCAGCAGCATTTTTAAGTCTGTCAGCTGATATATCATCTCCTGAGTCAACGATCTTTTCGCCTGCTACCTTTATTAATTCCTCAACTGCTTTGTGTCCAGCTTGGATTATATTCCTCTTCGTTTCCTTGATATTCATATTTAATTGTAATTGAATTGGTGGGTACCCGATATACTCTTTGTGAATTAATAACAAATTCGTATTCTGCCCCAGGCTTAAAGCCAATTAAGTCTCCATCTTCCACCGTGTGTAAGTCTGGATCTTTCGCATACAAAACGCCAACTCCTTCTTTTTCAAAATTAGTTGAAAACATTTTATTTTCTTTTATAGGCTTTACAAAATTAAAACCTTTACAAGCCATCCATCCGCAACATCTTCTGTAAGCATACACTTGATCCTCACTTGCAAAATAAATATTATCTTTATAATATGACTTGCTATTTTTCTCCTGACCCCTAATGTCTTTAAAACGTCTAAAAACATTATGGTGTACTATTATTTCGTCACCTACTTCAATCTCAGTTTCTATTTCTGAAGGAACTGCTATAACCTTAGCTACTCTATTCGAATAATTGTGATTATGTAATTCTGTATTTAAAATAAGCTCTGAATCTTCTATTGATTTTTTATTATTATACCTATCCCCCACGGGCTCTATAATAAAGTCAAATAAAGCTTTCATTAATATTGCAAATCATATTCAACTGCAATTGCCATGTTTTTATTAAAATCTTTCCAAGGCAATAACTCATCTCCTTTTTTTATATATATAGAATACTTATTTTCTTCTTCTATTATATTAGCTATAGTATGACCACCATACACTTCCTGTCCAACAGCGTAGTGCATGGCATCATTTTTATAGTCTCTTCCAATGCTAATCTTCCGTACTAGACTCATCTTCTTTTATATCTCCGGTTGAGATATCTACTGATACTTGCCCGTAAATATCCTCTAATTTTTTTTGTACTTCAGCTAAAGTTGATTTTGCTGTTTCCATAGAATGCAAAAGCTCGTGCTTCTGAGCTTCTAATCCACCTATCTGTAGCTGCAGATTATTCATACCGTTTACGGCTTCTTGCAATTCTTTTAATTCTTCTTGTGTTAACTTTTTTGACATTTTATTTGATTTAATTGTTATTACTTATATTATTAATTACGTGTTATACATAATAGCTACTTTATGGACTGCAGGATCTTTCTAGCTGCCATACCGTGTCCTGTGGGCCTGTAACTCTAATGGTAACGAATGGCGATGCTTGATAATCCGTCGTGTCATAAACCCACCAAACTAATTGTTGGTAAGGCGAAACCAAAGGGTTTGCGATTCCGGTATCTTGAGTGTAT